CCGTCCCTGCGCAGGGCAAACCTGGCGCTGCGCAGGGCGAAAAGTGATGTTCAGAAGTGGGAGCGAGTCTGCGCCGCGCTGCGGGAGCTGAATAAACACCGGGATATTTTCAGTTCGATTGCTGATATTCCGGTTCATTCACCGACAACAAAGTGATCTCCGGAGGTGCTTATGACAAGAGCATTTACACCAGAAGAGCGGGAAAAAATTAAGGGGCTGATCGTGGAATTCGTACGCCTTAACGGACGAGGCACGATTCGGCAGTTATCGGATGAAATTGGTGTCAGTCATGCGTCTGTCGGTCGTTTATGCATGGAGCTGGCCGCCAGTGGTGATGTTTACAATTCCGGTTACGGAGTATTCCCGTCTGAACAGGCTCGTAAGGACTGGCAAAATGCCCGCAAAAAACTCTCAAGGGCAAAGTCGAAGAAACCGGTTGTCGTTGATCCAGACCTTATCCGGGCATTACCAGATGGGGAAATACGGCGCTACGACAGACGCTACAACACAATTTGTCGCGAGTGCCGTAACAGCGAAACGATGCAGCGTGTGCTGGCATTCTGGCGAGGGAGTGCAGAGGGATTGATGTTCTCCCCGTCGTGAATGACGGGGGCTTACGTGTTCAGAAAAGTGATTCATATAGAGGCTGAATCTGATCTTTTTTGTTCACGTCTGGCTTCCACCATTGCAGGCAGAGTGAAGGCGTAGACTAAAAACATTTCGGTAAAACTCAGGATCTGGCTTGCCTCAATTGGTGTGAAAACTTCATCTGTATGAACTGCTTTATTGGCATCAATTCGTACAATATGAGCCCATTCCTTCATCTGTTCAGTGATCAGGCCTTTTTTGTAAATCATCTGAATACGTTGCGACAGCGATTCTTTTCCTGCTTCATCGCCGAGCAGTTTTTTCGTGGAGATATCGAGGACTCTGCGACAAAGAATAACCACTGTGTCGTACCGCCTCCTCTGTAAATCCTCTTTTGCCTCAACAAAAGTACGGTCTGCAACCGGGGGCGTATATTCTGGTGCGGTAATTTTTTTGACCACAGGATAGATCTTGCGGAAACGGTACTGGCTATTTCCTGAAATCAGAATATCGAGGTCTTTTTTCTGGCTTTCCGCCATGGGACCGTGATAGTGGTCTGATGGGATTTCAACAATAGCAACACCTCCTCGATGACAACTTCTGCATACAAAAGCGACGTTAAAAAAAGGTGTTTTTTCAATTTGTTTTTCGGCAAATGCCTCAATAACAGCTCGCTCTTTTAAACAGTGCGGGCATGTGATATCAAAGGAGACTAAACCCATGGATATTCCTCGCGAAATTAAAGAAATTAACGAAATCATTGAGGTTACTGATCGCCCCGAGTTTACCCTCATGCGTCGTTATGAAACAGGAACCGACGAACAAAAATACATCATGGTTGCAGCATTGGCTGTGATGGCGATAGAAAGGGAGCGAAGGGAAAAGGACGTAATGGTTATTCCTGAGAGAAATGATTCACCGGATTTGAGATGGCAGGAGCCGGAGTGGGATGTGGTAATCCGGTGATTGATATTTCTCTGGGGTAAAGCGCCGCCAGAATGACGGCGCGGTAGTGGAGAGTTAAACGAAGCGGATCTGGAGTTTTTTCCCTGTAGCACGGGCGAATTTTTTCAGTGTGGCAAATGATGGGCCGCTTGTACCTGATGCAAGATTGCTTTCCATTCTGGTTATCGCAGTCGCTTTTGTTCCCATACGTTCAGCAACTTCAGCCTGGGTTAAGCCAGCTTCTTTTCGTGCTGCCAGCATTTCATCAAGTAGTGCGAATTCATCGGCGATGGCGTCGTATTCTGCTTTTACTGCGGGGTTAGACAACATTTTTTCTACCATTTCATCGTGTGTCATGGTAGGTGGGGTACGTTTACCAGTCATGCTTAACCTCCTTCATTCTGGTTTCAGCTTTTCTAAGCTCGGCAGGTGGAGTTTTTTGCGTTTTCTTTACAAAGCTATGCAACATAATGATTCGCTTTCCTTTTAGCGTGCAGTAAAAAACACGCCCTATGCCTTCCGAGCCCTTAAGGCGGATTTCAAACAAACCGTCGCCAAATGCCTCTGTATGCGGGGAACCAAGATTAGCTCCGTAAATACGCATTTTCTCCGTGTACCGAATGTACCGGGCTTGTAAGGTCTCAGGAAGAGAAAGGATCTCAGCTTCAACCTCGTCACTGTAGTATTCGATAATGTAGTTCATGAGAGTAAACATAACAAATTTGTTATATACATTCAAGGTATGTTGACGACAACACATATCCGGGATTATATTCTTCGCACGCCAGCAAAATCTGGCGTCGGGATTTGCACCCCGGATATTCAACCGCGACAGACACACGCCGCGAGCGTGTTTTTTGTTGTCGTAAGCACACGCACATCTGAATTATGGTGGGGCGTATGGGGGAGCCGAAAGGCTCGCCGGTTGGTTGATCCGGTAGTGCAAACCCTGTACGTCTCACCACCCAAAGATTTGCACCTGACGGTGGTGATAGTTAAATTCATCAACCAGAGGGCGTTGTCATGGCGACTCAAATTTCCGTTGAAACTCTTTCCCCAATTGCCTACAACCAGATCCCCGTAATTACTACAGAATTATTGGCGCAATTGTATGGCACTGAAACAGTCAATATAAAAATGAATTTTTCCCGTAACTCTGCGCGATTTGTACAGGGAAAACATTTCTTTAAGTTGGAAGGGAATGAACTACGTGAGTTTAAGCACAGACTATCTTTAAGCGAGTCTGTTAGCCGCGAGGTAACAGAAAGTTACTCTGTGAAAATCGCCCGCAATGTTCGCTCCCTCATCCTCTGGACAGAACGCGGCGCAGCCCGTCACGCAAAAATGCTCGAAACCGATCAGGCGTGGGAAGTGTTCGAAAAACTGGAAGACTGCTATTTCAGCCAGGGAAAAACAGCACCAACCGAACAGCAGCCGCAGATTCAGCCACAATTCACAGCCGAGGAAATCATCCTCCTTTGCTACATGCAACTCTGGATGGAAAAAGCCCAGGACCTTAGCAAGCAGCTGTACCCCATAATGAAAGAGCTGAACTCCTCATACACGAACAAGCTGTATGACATTGCGTTTGAGACCATCTACATGGTGACGAAGAACAGAGACGCGCTACTAAGGGAGGTAACACGTCTCGACATGTCAAGTTCCGTTATCCAGCGGGCCATGCCAATGCTGAAAAGCCTGCGGGCAAGACAATTTGAATTCTGAAACTAAAGGAGCTTCGGCTCCTTTTTTGTTGGGAAAATCCAGTGAGAGGGAATAATGAACCAGACTATCTTCCTCCGAAGTAAGCAGCAGCAACAATTCGCCATTAACGCCATCCTTGCAACAACTCTCGATAAAGACAAACCCGTTACGATCCGTATCACCGATTACAAGCGTAATCTCGCTCAAAATGCAAAATTTCACGCGATGGTCGCTGATATATCCCGCCAGGTTAAGTGGTGCGGCAGGTGGCTAAAACCAGAACAGTGGAAAGTTTTGTTAATCAGCGGTCATGCCGTGGCGACAAAACAGGAAGCTGATGTTTTGCCAGGTCTTGAAGGTGAATACGTCAATATCCGCGAAAGCAGTGCGCAAATGAGCGTGAAGCGTATGGCAAGCCTGATTGAGTACACAACATCCTGGGCCGTGGATCAGGGTGTCAGATTTACCGACAGGAGGTACGAATGAGACGACAGCGACGAAGCATCACCGATATCGTCTGTGAAAACTGCAATTACCTTCCAACCAAACGCTCCCGAAATAAACCCAGGCCAGTCCCCAAAGAATCTGATGTTAAAACCTTCAACTATACGGCTCACCTGTGGGATATCCGGTGGCTAAGGCGTCGAGCAAGATTTAATTGTCACTCCGGATAGCCTACTGCATGAGGAATAAGATGATGACAAACCTACGCAAAGAAGCGCGCGGCAGAGAATGCCAGGTACGGATTTATGGCGTATGCAATGGCAACCCTGAAACTACAGTTCTGGCGCATTACCGAATGGCTGGAATTTGCGGAACGGGAACAAAGCCAGATGATCTGTTGGCTGCATGGGCCTGTAGTGACTGCCATAATGAAATCGATCGCCGTACTCGCATTCTCGACAACAACGACGCCAGACTTTACCACCTGGAAGGCGTGATCAGGACGCTGGCGATATTGCTGAAGGAGGGGAAGATTAAGTCATGAATGAATATGAGTTTGTGCTTCCCTGGCCGCCGACGGTGAATACCTACTGGCGAAGACGGGGAAGCCAGTACTACATCAGCGATAAAGGCCAGAAATACCGAAAAGACGTACAGCAAATCATCCGGCAACTCAGATTAGACATTTTCACTAAATCACGACTTCGCATCACAATTATTGCTGAACCACCAGATTCCCGCCGTCGCGACCTCGATAACATCCTGAAAGGTTTACTCGACTCTCTTATCCACGCCGGATTTGCGGAAGACGACGTGCAATTCGATGACATTCGCGTAATTCGCGGCGTGAAAGTGCTTGGCGGTAGAGTGGGGATAAAAATCACCGAACTGGAGAACATATGAACGCCACAATTCAAACAATACCGGAATTGCTTATCCAGGCACGAGGCAATATGACTGAAGTTTCACGAAAACTGAACTGTAATCGTGCTACGGTCAGAAAATATGTCGGTGATAAAGAAGGCAAACGGCACGCCGTCGTCAACGGTGTCCTTATGGTTCATCGTGGATGGGATAAGGGGAAAGCTACTGATGCGTGATATTCAGCAGGTGCCTGAACGCATGGCTTTATTCAGGTCGTCTGGAAAAGCGCATGAGCAGCGTAATAGCGGAGTTCATGGCGAAGAGTATATGAACAGATTATTCGAATGCTATATGAGACTGAAGCACGGAGATCGCTATGACCTGACACGTGATGCTGACGGTTTCTACTGCCGTGAAGTTGTGAAACGAATGTTTGAAGTGTGGTGTCATTGTAAAGGATGGGGGCTGTGATGCGGCTAACCCCAGTATTCGGCATGGTTAACTTTATTAATGATGCTCATTTCCGCCGCATATGGAGGCATCCGAAGAAAATCATTAACTCTCGTCAGAAAGCATGGGTTCACTACATGCTACAGGTATGGGGAAATGTTAACGCTGGTGATGATTCTCCTTGTGGTGCAATTAACGTTATTGGGCGACTGATGATTCGCAGTCAGTGGAGCGATGACAAAGCTAAGCAGATTGAGTCTGTTGTCATGCGTCTGTATGAAGAAGACGGACTACGTGGAGATGAACTCCATCAGAAAGCCCGAGAACTGGTCATCCCTCAGTCATCGGCAGGTAATATCATTGCTCTCGCCAAAGAATCCGATGATGCTGCTTTCGTTGAACGTGTGATGGTTGAGACCTTTCATCGTGAAAGCCCTGTCCGTGATGTAGCTATTAGGCGATATTGCAATCGCGACAGCACGCAAGATATCGCCAGGATGATTTCTCAGATAACAGGAGTTGATATTCAGTATTGCCGGAGGCGGGTCGTGTGGTGCGAGAGGGTCCTTGATTCAGAAATGTTTTATGCAATGAAGCGAGAATTGGAGAAAGAACTTCTAGTGATTGCTGGATGATGCAAAATATTTTTTGTAAATGCGTTGCTTTCGAGAAATGAAAGTAGTATGTTTTGTGTATGCTCGGAGCAAAAGCGCACTGAGAAGCGAAAGAGAAATCCTGATTTACCTCGGTCGTCGATAATATTTAGGATCGGCATACTGGCTAGATTAGGTAAAGGCCTCGGCAGAAATGTCGGGGCTTTTTGTTTGCACAACAGGTAAGAGCATTGAACCCGCAGACCTCGTGGAATTGGTGAAAGGTGTGCGCAGTGCTCTTATCGTTGTGGTGAAGCTCAATGGCGAGCTAGCAGACAGGCGACTGTGAAAATACTAGTCATGTAGCGGATCGCCGCGCGTATTGTAATCGGCAGCGCACCGATGGGAGCTGGTTCGATTCCGGCCGCCACAATCCAAACTGAGCCGTAGCCTCTGGGTGTCCTGAATTCATCAGTGATAGTTACGCTGCGGCCTTCTACATACGATTTTTGTGAAAAGCGGGTGGCAAGAGGCTGCGAAATTTTTAAATACCTCACAATTCCACAGCTTGATGATTGTCTGGCTGCCGGAGAATTTGTTAAAAATTGCATCGCGTGGTGAATCCCCCTCAGCGGCGGGGCATCTGGCAAAGTGTATGATCCAGCGAACATGCAAATTCAGTAGCCAGGCTGAATTTACCGGGAGGCACCTGGCACCATGCGACAGACAGAAATTAGGCTATACTTCAGCCCCTCTCCGGAGGGGCTTTTCTGTGCAGGATGTGTCACAGTTTCCTGAATTCTGAGTACTGTCCTGTTACTCAGGGTGCTATATTTTCTGACGTGATGAAAGTCTGCCGGAAGGCGGAACGTATCGGAAATGACCCAGTAGAGAAAACGTTGACTCAGATACCGATGCTGAGTTACCGGGAAACCGGCATCACATGACCGCTATCCTTCCAGGCTCGCTCCGGCGGGCCTTTTTACTGCAGAAAACAGTTTTCCCGTAAAATGCCACGTTACTCACAATTCAGGCTGGCGATTATTGTCTGGCCAGCGGGAAGTTTGTTAAAAAAATATGGCATGGTGAATCCCCCTGTGCGGAGGGGCATATCAGCGACAGGTGTTTGGTCACACCCCTTATCCTTTCTGGTGCGGGTTCAGGTGCTGATACTGAACTCACCGGGAGGCACCCTGCACCATGCATGAACGGTACATAGCGCTACTCTCCAGCCCCTCTCCGGAGGGGCTTTCTTGTTGGATAAAAAAAAGCCCGCGCCGGGAAGCGCGGGTGGCAAGGAATAAACAACAAAACGTGAAGTGATCAATTTTCAGCTGGCGAATAATACCTGATAGTAATCACTCTGCGCAACTGTATGGTCTTTTTCGTATTGCGGGCTGTAGTCATCCTCCTGTTTCTGAACCCTTGTCCATGACTGACGTCAGCCCGCACCTTATCTTGATTGCATACACTATCCCTGCCGGGAGGAATAATGGCATTTAAACACTATGACGTGGTCAGGGCATCATCGCCGTCAGACCTCGCAGGAAAACTGACGCAAAAACTGAAGGAAGGCTGGCAACCCTATGGTAGTCCGATTATCTCAAACGCGGGTTATGGTGCTGAATTTATCCAGGCTATAGTCGCTGAAGGGGATATGACCTCTCCGGTAGTTTCACCGGGGGGAGATGGTACCCGGACTGTTGTTGTTGAACCAGAATATTACTTTGTCATTGCGCTGGCCGGACAGTCAAACGGCATGGCGTATGGTGAAGGCCTGCCGCTGCCGGAGACATATGACCGTCCGGACCCGCGTATTAAACAGCTGGCGCGTCGCAGTACGGTGACACCGGGTGGTGCGGCCTGTGCATATAACGACATCATTCCGGCGGACCACTGCCTGCATGATGTGCAGGATTTGAGCCGTTTTTCTCATCCGAAAGCCAGCGCAGAGCAGTATGGGTGTGTCGGACAGGGATTGCATATTGCCAAAAAGCTGTTGCCCTTTATGCCGGAAAATGCGGGTATTTTGTTAGTGCCGTGCTGTCGTGGTGGCTCTGCGTTTACAGCCGGTGCTGACGGAACGTTCAGTGAAAGTTCAGGAGCGTCGGATAAATCTGAACGATGGGGCGTTGATAAGCCGTTGTATAAAGACCTGCTGACACGCACTCAGGCCGCGCTGAAGGCAAACCCCAAAAACATACTGCTTTGTGTTGTCTGGATGCAGGGCGAGTTTGATTTAAAACAGGGAGCGTACGCCAGTCAGCCCGCCATGTTTGATGCCATGGTGGAAAAATACCGTTCTGACCTGGCGGGAGTATCCGGTCAGTGCGCTGGTGCTTCTCCTTCTCTGGTGCCCTGGATTTGTGGTGACACGACGTACTACTGGAAGGAGACGTATTCAGCGCAATACGATGCCGTCTATGGCGCATACAAAACCAAAGCCGGTAAAAATATCTTCTTTGTGCCGTTTATGATGGATGACAATGGTCAGAAAGTCGGGACCAATGAACCGTCAGAAGACCCGGATATTCCGGCTATCGGGTATTATGGTTCCGGTGGACGAACGGATGCGAAGAGCTGGACAACATCCGATCGTAAAACCCACTTTGGTTCATGGGCGCGTCGCGGAATTATTTCCGACCGTCTGGCAACAGCCATTCTTCTGCATGTGGGCAGAGTGGCAGATTTTGTTTCCGGGAAAGTGACAAAAGCCGCGGTTTCTTCAGGCGGAGGCGTATCGCAACCAGCACAGGAGAGTGGCGATACTCAGCCTGAATCCGTTGTCCCGACAAAGATACAGTCAGTGCTGGCTTATGATGCGAATGCGGAAAATGCCGATCTGGCTTCGCAGGGCTGGACGCTGACAGATGTCAAAAACACGCTGGTCAGTGACAGTGGTTCAGGTAAAAAAGCCCTTCGTCTTGAAAAACCAGAAAATGGTCTTGCACAGAAAAAGACCTGGAAAGTATCGCACGCAATTGATGCCGGTAAGGGGAAGGAGCTGTTCGATAACGGCGGTGAAATCACGCTGCGCTTTAAAATCCCCGATGATGTATCTCTCAATGCTTCTGCAAATCAATATTCTGCGGGTATTTACTGGCGCGGTAGTGGATGGCCGGGAGCGGAATCAGAGGAGGGTTATATTGCGGCCTTCTATCTGCAGACTGATAAAACAAACATCAATGTGATGTATCATGCAAACACCACATCACAGCGGCTTGGTAGTTATGGTCCGTTCGATCACGACTGGCACACGCTGACTTTCCGCTTCCCGGGTGGTGGCTCGCTGAACGTCACGCCGGTGCTTGATAATGCAGCAGGAAAACCGTTTACGCTGACCAGATGGACGAATGCAGCCTTTGAGGCCAACGCGCTGGCAATTACGGATATTACCGGAAATGCGGCAACTTACCCTGTGCTGATTGAAAGTCTTACTGTTGGTGTGAATGCCGTAGCAGCATAA